AAACGACAAAGGAACTTGGTTTGGTTGGGATGTAGAGAAGGTAGGACCAGTCGCAGATAAAGCTATCTATGACATGGCAAAATCTTTTGCATCAAGTGTGGGTAAAGGTGAGATAGAAGCTAAACCTGAGTCTCAAGAGAAAACAAATCAATCTCTAAATTTATAAGATCCTAGGTGGTGGGCGTCGAAGCGAGAGTGGAAACGCCCACTTTTAATTTATGAATGAAGAGGTAAATAAAAAACCGATAACTTATGAGGACTGGCTAGACCTGGGTCACGTGATAATACCCACTGATCAAAAAAAATCTAGGGTCAGTTGGAAGGCAGAAGATTTTAGTTTAACGAAAGAAGAATGGAGAAACAATCACTCAAAAGCACAAATAGCATTAAGATTAGATAAGCACATAGATTTAGATATAGACAACTTTGTTGTAAGAAGATTCATACCACATTATTTAAAAGACTGCGGAGCAAGTTACGGAAGAAAAAATAATCCTAACAGTCATTACCTTTGGACAGGCTCCTGTAAATTTATACAATATACATTACCAATTTGTTTTGAAAAAAACTTTGAAAAATTTCCTCATGGTGCAACTCTTTGCGAGTTAAGAAGTGGTAAAGAAAGATATACTGTTGTTCCTGAATCTCCGTACAATGACAATGGAGAAATAGTTAAGTGGGATACATATACCAACATACATGACTACACTGGCAACATAGCGGTCGATGTAGGTAAAATAGCTTTATCGACAGCTCTTACAATAATATACCCACCTTCTGGAGTTAGAGATGTTTACTGCACTGCAATAGCAGGGGTGTTAATAAAAAATACAGACTGGACTGACGATGAGATAGATCTTTTTGTTCATAGAATATCAATAGAAGCTAACGATAGTGAGTGTGATAAAAGAAATCAAAAAGGTACGACAGGAAGGACGGCTAATAAAATATATGGAATTCCAAAGTTAGCAGAAATTTTAAACGTAAGTAAAAAGGATGTATCAGATTTATTTAAATGGATTGGTGTTTCTCAAAATGGAGAAGAAGTTAATGAACACATAGGTGATATTGTGGAGTATGGAAGCGATAGGTATTTTGTAACTATATACGCTATCGAAGAGGATAAGAAAGTAGAAAAACCAGTGACAGTAAAAGGACCTAGTCTTATGAAAAAAAATATATTTTATGATGAAGTGATGACACAAGTAGCTGTGTATTTACCTTATATGAAAGAAGCAAAGTTTATAGAAATGATGAAAGCAAAGTTTGAAGCTAGAACAAAAGCTCTCGATTACGATCCAGAATCAAGTGAGGACGTAAGATTCATAGGATGGTTTGAATCTTTTATAGAAAAAAACAAAGCTTACTCGGATAAAAAAGAACTTGCAAACTTTGATTTACCTTATTTTAATTTAAAAAATGATAGTTTAGAATTTAATTTAAATAAATTTGATCAATTTCTTCAAGATAAAAGAATCAATCTAGCAAGAGTAGATCTTGTATTAAAATGTAAACGTATACTAAAAGCTAAAAAATATAGAGGTAAACACGATGGTAAATCTTGTACATCTTATAGAATAGAAAACTATAAAATAAATAAAGATAATTTAATTATAGAAGGAGAAGCACAAGAAATAACAGAAAGGATAACTAATGAAACCTAAATTTGTATCTGGTCCTCCAGGAACAGGTAAGACACACATATTTTTAACAAAAAAATATCAAGAACTTTTACAACAATATGATCCTGAAAGAATAATTATGTTGTCTCATACTAAAGTAGCTGCAGAAGAATTAAAGGATGCCATATTAGATCTACCGGAGATAAAAGAAAAAGGTTTAAAGAAAAAATTCTTTAAACATAAAATTTGTACAATACATGCTTTTTGTAGAAGTAAATTGTTAAAAAAAGAATTAATAAGTTATGCTGACTATCTTAATCTGTGCAGATTAAATTCTGGTTTTAAACGTCAAAGAGTTTCTCAATCAGAATTTGAAAATGATAAACACAAGTTTTTTAAATTTTTAACTGATGCTTTTGGAACTGGTAAAACAATAAAAGAATATTGGTATACATTAAAAGCTACTAGTTCTGGTTATTACCCTTACAATAATTATACAATTCTTAGTGAGATGAAAGATGTATATGATGAATACAAAAGAACAAATCAAGTTTGTGATTATAATGATATGATACACGAGTTTAATGAACACGCTGTTGCTCCTGATATCGATGTTTTAATTGTAGATGAAGCTCAAGATAGTAACGTTCCACAACTTAAAGCTTTGGAAAAAATGTCTACACATGTAAAAGAATATTACATGGTGGGAGACGCAGATCAAACTATATTTGAGTTTGCAGGAGCGGATGCAGAATATTTTCATGAACTTTCTAAAGATGCTCAACAATTAGAACAGGGTTTAAGATGTGGACAAACAATAAATAAATTATGTAAAGAAATAATAAAACCAATATGGGATCACTATGGTTATAGTCGTGTATGGAAACCTGTTGAGAACATTATCGGTAACCATTATTATTTACCAAGTCTAACTACAAACTGTTCAGCAATGGAAATTTTGTTAGACAAAATAAAAAATACAAAAGAAACTTTTTTATTTACTTACAGGGGCACACCTTCAGGTAAGTGGGTCAGATCTTTTTTATTATATCATGGTTTAGAATTTGCACACGTTGGTCTTAACCCTTACGTTTCTAAAAAAGAAATAAGATGTCATAAATTTTGGCCAGACTTTGTACAGGGGGTGCCGATGTCTTTAAAACAAATAAAAGAGTTTTGGTATTACATGGGCTCTAAGGTAATTGTAAAAGGTAAGGGAGAGGCTACGTTTGAAAACTGGATAAATAAAGACTATACTATTTTTGAATTGATAAATAAATACTATTTAAAACCTGAGAGTGTTTACTTTAAAGATTTTTATCACACCAGAATAAAATCAAAAACAGATGTAGAAAAAATTAAATACATAAATAATTTAATAAGGCAAGGAGTGGACACCGAGGGAGAAACAAGAGTTCACTATGCAAACATTCACACAGTAAAAGGTTTAACTTACGATAATGTGATTGTTGATTTAACTTGCACCAGACCAGAAGATTATTTTACTCAGCTGCGTTTAAAATATGTGGCTTACAGTAGAGGTAGAATAGACTGCTGGACAATCGCATCACAAGATAGATATACGTTAGGAGAATAATGAAAAAGAAAAACGTTTGGGACAAACAGCACGGCGGGAGTCACTACCAAAAGTATAAGATTCAGCCGAGTAAGTTTGTAGTTGAGAATAAGTTGCTATATCCTGAAGGCAATGCTATAAAATATATTATACGTCATCAGGACAAGAATGGTAAGGAAGATTTATTGAAAGCAATACATTTTATCGAGATGATTATAGAAAGAGATTATAATGTGTAACACACCAGAAGACTTAAATCTTAATGGGGTTGATACTGTAGCTGTTGATATAGAGACTTATGATCCTAATCTTAAATCAAAAGGGTTGGGTGCTATACGAGGTGATGGTTTTATATGTGGCATAGCTGTTGCTACAATAAATGACATAGCTTATTTTCCATTAAGACACGCAGATACTGACCTGTCATTAGATAAACAATTAAAAGTATGGGAGGTTTTAAACGAAAAGATTTTTCAAAATGATAAAATTACAAAAGTATTTCATAACGCAATGTATGATGTGTGTTGGATAAGAGCTGTGACAGGCAAAATGATAAAAGGTAGAATTGTTGACACTATGATAGCTGCATCTATTATTGATGAAAATAGATTTAGATATACCCTAGACTCATTGTCAAAAGATTATTTACAAGATGAAAAATACAAATACGATCTACAAGAAAAAACTTTAAGGTGGTCAGGTGGTACAGTCAAAGACCCAATGACTAACATGCACAGGTTACCCGCTTCTATTGTAAAAGAATATGCAAAACAAGATGTCAGCTTAACTTTAAGATTATGGAATTTATTTAATAAAAAATTGGACGAAGTATTATATATCAAACCAGAGGACAATAGTAAAAAAACTTGCAGAAAGATTTTTGAATTAGAAACTAAATTATTTCCTTGTCTAGTTGACATGAAATTTAAAGGAGTTAGGATAGATGTCCAAAAAGCTAAACAATTAGGAAAGTTCTTTGAGGGACGTAGAGATAAATTACTTAACATAATAAAAAAAGATACAGGCGTTGATGTTCAAATATGGGCAGCAGCATCTATAAAAAAATTATTAGAGAATCAAAAAATTACTGACTACAAAACAACACCTAAGTCAGAGATGCCACAGCTTCCAAAAGATTTTTTAAAGACACACAAAAATAGATATTTAAGATTTGTTGCAAAAGCTAGAGAGTATGACAAAGCTAAAAATACTTTTGTAGATGGTTTACTAGATTTCGTTCACAACGAAAGAATACATGCAGATATAAATCAAATTAGATCAGAGAAAGGTGGTACAGTTACTGGTAGATTTAGTATGTCAAATCCTAATCTACAACAGATTCCGTCTAAAGGTTTTATAGGTAAGAAGATGAGAGAATTATTTATACCAGAGGTTGGGTGTGAGTGGGGTAGCTTTGACTATTCACAACAGGAACCACGAATTGTTGTGCACTATGCATTAAAAATTAATTTACCTGGCACTGATAATTTAAAAGAAGAATTTGATAAAGATGATGCAGACTTTCATCAAATTGTTGCAGACATGGCTAAAATACCAAGAAAACAAGCAAAAGTTATTAATTTAGGGCTGTTTTATGGCATGGGTAAGATAAAATTACAAAAAGAATTAAACCTGGATGAGAAGAAAGCTACAAAATTATTTCAAAATTATCATGCGCAGGTACCCTTTGTTAGAGATTTATCACAAAGATTATCAAAGTTTGCTAGTGAAAATGGTTTACTGTTTACATTAGGAGATAGATTCTGTCGTTTTGATAAATGGGAAACAAGAGATAAGGAATGGGATCCAAAGATAAATAGATTCACTGAAGTTGAATTATATGCAACAAAAGAAAAAGCCATGGATGCTTACAGATTAGATCAAATGGAAAAATATGGAAAGTATATAGATCCTGATTGCGAGCATTTTGAAAAACATTATGCCAGGGCTTTTACATACAAAGCTTTAAATAGATTGATACAAGGTTCAGCAGCAGACATGACAAAGAAAGCTATGGTAGACTTGTATGAGAAAGGCATAGTGCCACACATACAAATACACGATGAGCTTTGTGTATCAATTAGAAACAAAGAAGAAAGGAACACGGTTCACGGAGCAATGGAAAATACAATTACGTTGAACATAAAAAATAAAGTGGACTATGAATCTGGACCAAATTGGGGTAATATAAATGAGGAATAATTATGGCTTACTTAAATGCAAACGTACCACCTATCTATGCACAGATAAGAAGAGAATTTTTGTATGATCTTAAAAAACATCATGGAGAAGTTGAAGACTGTATTATCTTTGGCATTAGCGCTCTTACAGGTCGTAGCATACTATGGCATGCTATCATGGAAAACGGTGCAATATTTTATCGCTTACCAATTAGCGCGTTTATTCAAAAGGGATTTGAACCATCCAGAGTGCCCAGAAGACGACTTGATGAACTT